GATGTTCTCCATGCATATTTTGGAGATACAGGCGAAGATAAAGAATAATATTATTATATAATGAAAGAATTTTATACGAATGTATCACCATACGGAGGTGAGGTATTAGTCCGTGGATTTTCTGATGGTAAAAGATTTGAGGATAGAGTCCGTTATTCTCCTAGACTATATCATCCATTCAAGGGTAAATGTACTCACAAATCATTAGACGGCACAGGTCTTGTTGCTCGTACTTGTAAATCAGTTAAAGAAGCAAGGATGCTCATTAAGAGATATGAGAATCACGAAAATTATCTTTTTGGTACAGATAGATTTCAATATCAATATATGGCTGATTATTGGCCGGGCCGAGTGGAATATGATAAAGAAAAATTAAGAATTTACACCATTGACATTGAAGTAAAAAGTGAAGAAGGTTTTCCAAATGTGGATAACGCTACTGAACAATTGATTTGCATTACAATCAAGGATCAAGTTAGGAAAGCTATTCTCGTTTGGGGTATTGCTGATTATACAGTAAAAAAAGAAAATGTGCAATATGTTAAATGTGATAATGAAAGAGATTTATTAAAAAAGTTTTTAACATTTTGGAATGATTATGCACCAGATGTATTAACTGGTTGGAACAGCAAGTATTTTGATGTTCCTTATTTATGTAGGAGAATTGAAAATGTATTAGGTGAAGCGGCAGTAAGAAGAATGTCACCGTGGCAGATTACAGATAGTGATACTGCATATTACCATGGCAGACAAGTTACATTTTATCGCTTATTAGGCATTGCACAATTAGATTATCTACAATTATATACAAAATTTACAATTAAAAATCAAGAAAGATATACATTAGACCATATTGCTTTTGTGGAATTAGGTGAGAAGAAAACTGAAAATCCATATGATACTTTCAAAGAATGGTATACAAATGATATTCAATCGTTTATTGATTATAATATTAATGATGTTGAATTGGTTGATAGATTAGAAGATAGATTACAATTGATTGAATTGGCATTAACTATGGCTTACCATGCTAAAGCAAATTATGAGGATGTGTTTAGTCAGGTAAGAATGTGGGATACAATTATTTTTAATGAATTATTAAAAGATAAAATTATTGTGCCTATGAGGAAAATGAGTGTCAGAAGTCCTGAGCTTATTGGTGCTTATGTGAAAGAACCTAAAATAGGTTTCCATGATTGGGTTGTATCGTTTGATTTAAATTCACTATATCCACATCTTATTATGCAATACAACATATCACCAGAAACAATTTTACCAGAAAAAAGAGATATATTAATTGATGACTTGTTGGAAAAACAAGTTGATTTATCAGATGGTATTTGTACTGCTGGTAATGGTACAATGTATAAAAAAGATAAACAAGGATTTTTACCAAAAATTATACAAAAAGAATATAATGATAGAATAAAATATAAACAGTTAATGTTGCAGGCAGAACAAAAATATGCTGATACAAGGGATCCAAAATATGAAAAATTAGCAAGAAAATTCCATATTATTCAACATTCCAAAAAGATATCTTTGAATAGTGCTTATGGTGCAATTGGTAATAAATGGTTTAGATATTATGACCATAGAGAAGCAGAAGCAGTTACTATGTCTGGTCAGTTAAGTTTAAAATGGATTGAAAAAAAATTAAATGAATATTTTAATAAGTTATATAAAACAAAAGATGAAGATTATATTATTGCTAGTGATACAGATTCCGTTTATATTAATATGGCACCATTAGTTAAAATGACTGGTGCTACGGATAAGAAAAAGATTGTTAAAGCATTAGATAAGTTTTGTGTGGATAAAATTGAACCATACATTAATAAAGTTTACCAAGAATTGGGAAAATATATGAATGTGTATGCTCAAAAAATGCAAATGGCAAGAGAAGTTATTGCTGACAAGGGTATTTGGACGGCAAAGAAAAGATATATTTTAAATGTACATAATAGTGAAGGTGTACAATATCCTGAACCTAAACTAAAGATTATGGGTATTGAAGCAGTAAAAACATCAACACCATTATCGTGTAGAAATAAATTACGAGAGGCATTTAAAGTTATTATGAATGAGGATGAAAAAGCAATGAAGGATTTTATTGTAAATTTCAGGAAAGAATTTGATTTATTACCACCTGAAGACATTGCTTTTCCTCGTAGTGTGAATAATGTAAAAAAATATTCTGATGCTACAAGTATATATAAAAAAGGTACACCAATGCATGTGAAAGGTGCATTATTATATAATCATTTATTGAAAATAAAAAAAGTATCACATAAACATCAACAAATTTATGAGGGTGATAAAGGTAAGTTTGTGCATTTATTAAAAAATCCTTGGAGTGCTAATGTGGTTACATTTATTGGTAGTTTACCTAAGGAGTTTGATATGCACAGACTAATAGATTATGAACAACAGTTTAGTAAATCATTTATGGAACCGTTGCGATTTATATTGGATGCTATAAATTGGAAAGTTGATGCTGGAGATAGTAATACAATAGAGGATTTTTTTGTATAATGAAAGAAAACGCATTTACACATTATAATAGGGATGAAGTTTTATACAACCGTTTTGCAGCTTCTTGTAATGCTGGAAAATTACCTGTGTTAGATAATATGTTGTTTGAATCATTAAATAGAGAATATGGTAAAGAGAAAATGAGAACACATCTTGCTGATTATATTGCAACGGAAAGACCTGTATTTCCACTTAAAGAAATATCCAAAGATAGAGTGAGAGAATGTTTTTATCAGTTACAAAAGTTCGATACAAGTACAATTTGTATTCCAAAAGAACAGGTTGAAAAGGATGTATTTGAGAAGTATGATGATTATAATTATCCATATTATGCACACGGACTGGGGTTAATTAACGGACCTAATACTTTTAATGATGTATCTAATTATTTTCATCAAGATTTAAGATTGGAATGTGGCAGTTATGGATTTAGAGCACCGAAAGAAGTTTGGGAGAATGGTACTGCATATGATATATGGAAGTGTTTGGGACCTATATGGAGAGGAATTAATGGAGTTCAGAAAAAAATTATAAAAGATTTAGACGGAAGTGAAACAGAACAATTACTTGGTGGTGAGTTGGATGAAAAAAGTTATATTTCAGCATTTAGATTAGGCACTTATATTGCAACTCAATTTAAACCAGTTGTTGCAAAAGCGATATATGATATGACAAATGCCAAAACAGTTTTGGATACAAGTTGTGGTTGGGGTGATAGACTTGCAGGTTTCTTTGCTTCAAATGCGGAAGAGTATTATGGTTGTGATCCAAATCCAAACACACATCAAAGATATCAAGAGCAAATTGCATTTTATAATAAGTTGTTACCAAAACCTAAAAAGGTGACTATATGGAGATGTGGTGCTGAAAATTTACCATATCATAAGTTACCAGAAATAGATTGTGCATTTACATCACCTCCTTATTTTGCAACAGAAGAATATAATAAGGGTGGTGAGTTTGAAGGAGACCAATCTTGGCACAAGTTTAAGGAATATGTGAATTGGCGTGATAAGTTTTATTTACCAGTTGCTGAAAATACTATGCAATGTTTAAGTAATGGTGGCTGGATGTTAGTGAATATTATGGATCCAAAAATTAAGGGTGACCGATATCGCTCAAGTGATGAATTAGTTGAGAAGCTTAAAGATTCATTTATGGGTCAAATTGGAATGAGAATTATGCAACGGCCACAAGGAAGAAAACAATATAAGACCAAAGAGGAATTAAATGCCTTTATGGCAAAGATGTTTATTGAAAATATTTGGGTTTTTAGAGGAGTTGATTCAGGTACGGAAGAGTTCAGACACGATTTTGATTTATTTAAAAATTCAAGAAAAGCGACACTAGATGATTTTCTATAAATATAAGATGAACGAATATAGAAAACAGTTGGGATATGTTGGTATGTATGTTTTTGGATTTATAACAATTACATTTTTTATTGTATTTTTGTTAACAAGCTGCTCTGACCCCATAACTTTTAAATCCATAACTATGATTAAATCAGCATTGGATATAAACTTAACTGCTAATGGTGAAAAAAATACTACAGATATAGGAGTGTCAGCGGTTACTGGATATGATTGTAAAACTGCTAGAGCAATTAAAGAAGAAAATTTAGAATTTTATTGTGTAGAAATATTAAATGATGATAAGCAAAAATAAGTATAAAGAATTAAAACCTTTTTATGATTATCAACGACAAAAGCAATACCAAAAAGATTGGTTGCGAGGGATATTCAATAAGGTTCAAAAGGCGGCAAGTGATACTGGTGGTGGTTTTATACAATATGATGATGATGAAATTATAATAGATGATATGTTTTATGTAATGGAAGAAAAGGATTGGCAAACAGTACCAACAAATTATGTACCAGATAATCCAGACTGGAGAATTGAAGGAGAAAATTATGAAAAGTGGTGTGAAACGAGAAAAAATATACAATTTAATAACCAATATGTTTGGGCTTGACTTTGTGAAAGGAGTGTGATATAATGGAAGAATTATTAAAAAAAGTACAGGAGCAGGTGATTACACAAGAGGATTTTTTAACTATGTTAAAAGTTATAGATGCTTCTGTTCAACGAGGTGCTATTAGAAGTACTGAATTGACTACGGTAGGTAAATTATGGGACAAATTGACTTTACAAGTTAGAAAATATGAAAATTCTAAAAAGCAGGAAGTGAAAGAAGATGGTTGATTTTTTAAAACAAATAATAAAAGAAACTGGTAATGAATATGCTAGTTTAGTGAGTGAAGGTGTTGAAGCCGGAGATGTAGATAAATTTATTGATACAGGTTCTCATATCTTTAATGCTTTATTATCTGGTTCAATATATGGCGGTATGCCTTCCAACAAGATTACAGCATTTGCTGGTGAAAGTGGAACAGGTAAAACATTTTTTGTATTGGGAATGTGTAAACATTTTTTAGATAATCATCCAGAGGGTGGTGTTATTTACTTTGAAAGTGAAAGTGCATTAACAAAAACATTAATTGAAAATAGAGGTGTTGATTCCAAACGGATGGTCATTATGCCTGTAACTACGGTTCAAGAATTTAGAACACAATCATTAGCAGTATTAGAAAAATATATTAATCAAGATGAGGCAGATAGAAAACCTATTTTGTTTGTTTTGGATAGTTTAGGTATGTTATCGACCACTAAAGAAGTAGAAGATACTGCCGAAGGAAAAGAAACAAGAGATATGACTAGGGCACAAGTATTGAAAGCTGCATTTAGGGTATTAACTTTAAAATTGGGTCGTGCTAAAGTGCCTATGGTAATTACAAACCACACTTATGATGTTGTTGGTGCATATATGCCAATGAAAGAAATGGGAGGTGGTTCAGGATTAAAGTATGCTGCTTCTTCAATTATTTACCTATCAAGGAAAAAAGATAAAGAAGGTACGGAAGTTGTTGGTAATATTATTCATTGTAAAACACATAAATCCAGATTATCAAAAGAGAATAAGTTGGTTGATGTGAGATTACGATATGATAAAGGTTTAGATAGATATTATGGTTTACTTGACTTGGCAACTAAATACGGAATATTTAAACAAGTGTCTACAAGGATAGAATTACCAGATGGTACTAAACAGTATGCTAAAACAATTTATAATGAACCAGAAAAATATTTTACAGATGATATATTGAAGAAGATAGATGAAGTTGCAAAAAAAGAGTTTTCTTATGGCAATCCCGAAGTATAATTATGTGGAGAATCCCACAAAAGAACATACAGGTTTTCGCATACAAGAAGGACAATATGAAGGTGTGATTTATACCTATGGTAAAGTAAAATTTATTGAGGATAAAGAAACAGATAAGTTGAGATTAAAATTTGAATATAATGTTCATGAAAATCCTAATGATGAAGATACAAATAGTAAAGATTTTATAAATGTTATTGGTGATATTTTGGCAATAGAAACAGAAAAGGATATGGATGGTAACGGCAGAAAGAATAGAACGGACAGCACTTAAAAATTTAATCCATAATGAGGAATATACTCGTAAGGTATTACCTTTCCTTAAAGTGGATTATTTTGAGGATAGAAGTGAAAAAATTATTTTCACGGAAATTGAAAGATTTATTTCTCAATATAATAAAACACCAACAAAAGAAACTTTACAAATTGACATAGGTAAACGAAAAGATTTAAATGAGAAGGAATATGAGAATATTGTAAATTTAATTTCTACTCTTAATAAAGAAGAAGTTGATTTAGATTGGTTAGTTAACACAACAGAAAAATTTTGTAAAGACCGTGCTATACATAATGCGATTATGGAAGGTATCCATATCATTGATGGTAGAGATAAGACACATACACCAGAAGCGATACCAGAAATTTTAGCAGACGCTCTTGCAGTAGGTTTTGATAGGCAAGTTGGACACGATTATTTAAGTGACACGGAAAAAAGATTTGATTATTACCATAAAAAAGAAAATAGAATACCTTTTGATTTGGATTTTTTCAACAAAGTTACAAAAGGTGGACTTCCCCCAAAAACATTAAATGTAGCACTTGCAGGCACAGGTATTGGTAAAACATTGTTTATGTGTCATCAAGCAGCTGCTGCTTTATCTCAAAATAAAAATGTGTTATACATTACTATGGAAATGGCAGAAGAAAGAATTGCAGAAAGAATAGACGCTAATCTCCTTAATATTTCTATGGAAGATTTACATATGTTGAATAAAAAAATGTTTACAGATAAAATGGTACAACTTCAGGCAAAAACAACAGGTACATTAATTATTAAAGAATATCCAACTGCTAATGCAGGTACGAATCA